CAACAATGACTGATTGTGATCCCGTGATTATCTCACTAATAACTTTTTCGGGTGGATATGGTGAAACCATTGAACTAAGTCTTGCGGCTGGCTTGCCCTCAATCAAAACTGAAAGGTCACCAGTGTATATTTTACCAATACCCTCTTTACCAATCACAAGGGAATCAACTGTGGCAGCAAACAAAGCCATTAGATTTCCACCCATGCGGATGTCACTCCGCTTGTGCTTCCATCAGAAAGATAAACAAACAATCTTCCCGATCCGGTGTTCAACCAATATTGTCCGATGTTTGCAACCGGAGGCACGAAGTTGCCAACAAATTTTGCGTCTGTTTGATTTGATCCACGAATACCACTTAGAATATTATCAGTGGTTACCGCTGTTCCTGAATTAATTGAGTTTTCAAAGGTAATACCGCTTGGCTCGATGATTGGTCGCGTTGTTTTAAAATACTTTACAAAATCATTTTCAATATTATTGACTGCTTCTAAAACGTTTTGATCTGTCAGCGGTCTAGTGGACTCAAGATTAAATTTAAATGGTCTTCTTTCCACGTTGTCGTTGTAAAAGGCTCGGAGACTATCTATTTTTTCGTTTGATAAATCTGAGTGAACTTTAATGATTTCTGCATTTGTCATCGGTCGATCAATGCCATGACCACCCTGCGTAATCATTTCAATGAAGTGATATCGTGCCGATGTGCCTTTAGGAAAAGATGTGTATACAGAATACTCAGGCTCATCCTTGAATTCAAAAAAATCAAAGCCTTTCGCTAAAATTATTTTGATAGAGCGTTCACCATTCGCTGTAAGATCAACTACATTTTGAAAAGTAGGCATACAAAAACTCCTTAGTCACTATTCAACTTGATCGGAAAACCACGAATTGAAGTGCCAGCCGGTCCAGTTATATCTATTTTACCTAAAGTATTCAGATCAAAATTACCATTCACCATGACAGACAAATCATCTGTTACAGTCAGTCGAACTTTACCATTCAAAATTAAACTTGTGTCACCATCAACTTGAATGTTTGCATTACCCTTAACGTGAACATCGTCATCACCAAGAATCGCTGTATAGTTTCTATTAACAACTTTCAAAACCCTCTCGCCATCGGGTCCAAACTCCTCAAAAGATCCGCTCCTATGCTGAGTGTGTATTCTCTCCGCACCGGGGGTGTCATCAAATTCTTGAACGTGACCACTTTCCGTAAACCTTACATGGTTAAATGGATATTCAGCCTCATATCTTGGTGCAGGCTCAGAGATTGAAGCAAACGTAAACATCGATCCAAAATGTTGAGCCATCTCATCAAGATTCTGTTGTCTGTTGATAATCGGTAAACCGCTATCACCTGACGCTAAAGTATTCGTATCAGAGAAAACGTTTGGACCCTCTTTCAAAGGATATTTTCCGGTTGGATCTCTGAAACCACTATCATCATCATTCAGAGGAACACTCTCACCACCAATTGATCCTAAAATTACCGGCAGTTGTGCGTTTTCACCATCTCTGAAAAATCCAAAAACCCATGTGCCTTCAACAAGCCCAAGGGGTGTTGTGCCGATACCATTCATCGCTGCCGATGTAATTGGCTGAACTGGGTGCGCCCATGGTAAGTCTTGTGTCGGAAGATCAACTTTATTTTCTGTATGATATCCAAGACATCGAACTCGCACTCTACCCAGTTGTTTAGGGTCGTTCCTATCCTCTACCACACCTTGCCACCAATGAAATTCATTTAACATTAAGCACCCACTCCTTCACTTGGTTGCAACTGAACTGTTGAAGATTCAGTTGTCTTGAAATTTTTACTTAAACCAAGTTTCATTCTATGACTTTTTGTAATAAAGTCAATCACATGTGTGACCGAATCAACTAGGTAAGTTGTTGACAATTGCTTGTCAGAAGAATTATCTTGAGAGGCAGTAGCAGGCGGTATAAGAATTTGCACAGTATTACCGGCTTCGATGAAGTGCATACCAGAAGTGTTTACCTCCATGTAGGTGTCCATGGATAGTGCCTCCTCACTGCGAACCAATTGTTGAACATCAGCGTGTCCGAAGTCCCGTTCATCAATATCTCTACTAAATCTTGACTTATTAAATCTACCCGAGGCTATGTCTTTTGTAAAAACGTTATGTACCCCATCACTTACCTCAGTAAATCTTGGAGAAATTTTGTTTGGATTAATTACAGGATACCTGCCAGTCACCCGACCCACATATCCTTGATTGTAAGAAAAGTTACTTTTGTAGTAAGTCTTATTTGTCATATCATAAACATACATTGTTGACTGAAAAGCACCATCTCGGATTTGCATTGATCTTTTATGTGAGCCACCAATTTCGAAATCATCCATGTCATAAATGTTCATGATTGGTCCGGGGTTGTATTGAGAATTGTATTGTGCATCGACTTGACTTTTAGTCAAAAGTATAAGTGGTTTTTGCTCATACAAATATTGTCTGGGGGCTAACTTGAAACCTGTATGTGTCTCAAAAAACATGTAGCCCTGTTGTCCATTATTTGTTTCAAGATCGTGTGCGATTTCTTTAATTTTATACAAAGCCCTAGAAAAAGGAAATGCAATTTTCAACTCCTCAGTTGTTTTGCCCGTGACTTTTAGAAACTCATAATTATCATCAATCATTGCCAACGCTTTGTCTGATGGTAGTCTCTCCAAAGAAATTTCTCTAAAGTTTGGCAGACTTGTTGTAACCATAGCCTTGCCAGAAGTTGAGTCTCCCCCACTTCTATCGTAAAAGTAGTTGCTCGTAAGATTTCTAATAATATCAATTGCATTCCCACGAACCGACTGACTCTTCACACTGATGTCATTTAAAAATAAAGATGGACTCACAAGGTGTAATGCTTCAAACTGTGCCGTTTGTTTTGTGCCTCTTGTTTTTGATACAGTTTCGTACACTTTGAATACTACGGTGGCTGGTGTCTCAATAAGTTTTTCATCAACGAAACCACCCATGCCATCTTGCATTCTTTTTGGCAAGGGTGTTCTATAACTTACCACCACATAGCAGGCTTCCGTAAAATCAATTATTTCAGAGAGTCTATTGTTGTCTGTCAAAACTAAAAGACCCGTTTGAAAACAGTCAATCATATTTTCATAAATGATTAATTCTTTTACGAAGTCACCACTATCCAGTTCAATGAGAGTGTCTGGAGTGTAAAGATAAATTGAGTTAATTACAACATCATCTTTCTTTTCATAAGATTTACGACTCAAGTTTGAAGTATCAGACATCGCTCAACAGTTTCCTCATTTCAAGTTCGACCTGTGAAACGATTGAAGGGTTGGGCAGTTTCAATGTGCCACTGGTCATATTTTTGACAATTTCATAATCAGAATTTAGAACACGATATTGATTAACTGATGTATCAGACGTAATTAAAGATGTAGGTTCAGCGTATTCAAACAACTGAGTGTTTGTTGCCGGTGCGTCACTGACTCCAATCTCAGATGTTCTATACTTGCCAAAAAGTTTTGATCTTGTGTCATAATCAGACAGATCTAGTGTGCCGCTTGAGAATCCTAAAGAGTCAACCAAAAAGAGAAAACTTTCATCAGTGACACCACTTGAATACTGAGGGACGTTCATTGTCTCGCCAGCACCATTTTCCATTGTGCCGGAAACAATTAAACTTTTTCCATTTGCATTTTTGCCAAATACCAGTTCTCCGTCACGGATGAATTCTCCCGTGATCGAAGAATGATAAAGTGCGGTCACTCCCTCTGGACTTCTGGCATCAACAGAAAACAATATGTTACTATTTTGATCATACGAAATTATGATTGTCGAAAATTTACCATCCTGTAAATCGTAAACGTATGTGTCATCCGTCACTGTGCCTTGTGATCCTGTTGTGCTGGTGGGACCAAAAAGATAACCATTTCCTTGAATCTTCGTATCACCGATTGAAGGGAATGTATCTTTGGAGGGAGTTGATGCAATCATAAGTTTTGTGCCATTTGAATACATTCCCCAATCTTTAGTTGAAAGAACTCTTCTCATGTTTGATGTGTGATACACATCTTTTCTGGTGATAACACCATCACTTGGGAACCCATCATATGTGACTGTCCCACCAACCTCAAATTTTTCCAGCGGCTTAAATTTGAAAATTATGCTGCCCTGTGTTGCCCCTAAACCAGTAAAGGTGTAACTCGCTGATGTGCTTCCAATCTTAAGAGATGAGACACCTCCAAAGAAGTCTCTAAAATCAAAAGAGCAAGAATCATTATCACCTGTTGACGCGGATAAAGCGTTTGCACCAAGCACTCTCTCTGATGATCCGTAAAGATATTTGTAAAGAAGGGTGTCGCTAAACAAAGTTGTATTTTCAAGTCCATCTGTTGTCGAACTTGTAACACCAAGAGATAATTGAGTGCCGTTCGCATCAGGAATTGTACCAAGGGGGTCTAAGTGGGGTGTGGTCACTCCCAATCCAAAGTGGTGTAATGATGCTCGACCAATCTCATCAACCCTAGCGATATTAGCATTTAAAATTTCAGTGTCGTTTCGAACGATTGCAATGTCATCACTCTTTTTAAAAGTGCCGACCTGCTCATACAGTTGTATTTTTGAAAGATTTTTATCATAATGTTTGACGAAAGCATAGTTGTTTTCATCATATGAAACGTTGCCTGTGTCTCCCTCTCTACGCATCACAAGATCACCGTTCTTAATCTCATCATAAGTTACACTAAATGGAAACGAAGATCCTCTTTCTGTGATAAAAATTGATTGTCCATCATACTTTTTATTAATAAAGTTATCCATTGAAATTGTATTGAGAGATGAGTCATACATCGGGTCAATCATCTCATTGAACATCATAAGCAACCAACTTAAATCTTCTCGTCCATATAAAGAGAGAGCGATTGACTCAAGAGTATCTGAGTCTTTCATTTTGTATGTCGTGTACGCACGATCCTTCTCAATAGATTCATTTGTAAAGACTGCCTGACGTAAAATGTTTTTTACGTTGACAATATTATCTTTGACTAAAGTTTCAGTATTAGGAAAATTTTTAAAATACATTTTAGAATCCTTGCATGACGAATTGCTTGTTGATCATAATCGCTTGAGTGAATGAAACATTCATATTCACTTGGACAGGAGTGCCATCGACAAAGAATGCAGACTTGGGATTTGGTGAGTAGTTCGTGTCAATCGCTGTGACAAAACATCTACCAAGTTTTGGCAACTCTGTATTTTCAATTAATGTAATAGTATTTTTCGAATCACCCTCTTCACCATTTTCAAGTGTTGTCACATCTTTAAATTCACTTGAGCCATCTCTACCAAAAGTATCCTTGACCGTATCATCACCAAGCAAAGTTGTTCGATAAAATTTGATTTCAACTTCGTGGGGTGCAAGATAGTTTAGCGTGCTTGGTGCAAGTTGGGGGACAGAATGAAATCTAAATGATTGAATAATATTTTGCATCATCACAGCCTCCCTCTTGCTGGTTGGAGCAAAAGTAAAGTTCATGGTAAAAGTTTTACGATTCATGCCTGAGAACATTGATTCATTTTTTGGATTGGAAACCACGCCAAACTGTCCCCGTAAACCATTATACAAATCTAGGTTGATACCAGTCCTATCTTCGACCGCTCTACCAATTTTGTCAGATGCCACACTGAGAAACCCTTGCTTAATACCTTGTGCCACTGCTGTCACATTTCCTGCTGCTGCCTCGTAAGTGTTTCTCAAAAAGTTTTGACTATTATCTTCGTATGAGATATTGTCAGAAAAAGATAATTGCGTAGGAACATACATGAAAACTCTGTCTTTTGTTGACTCAGAGGCTCTACTGACTCTTACATCTTTGTATCTTGAAAGTGTGTCTAAGTCTACCTGTTTTTGACTCACGACAACCTCATCGCCCGTAACTGGATCAACGAATAAATTAGCGTTACCTCCTTGCAATCCCTGTGTCGATAAAAAATTACTTTTATATTTTTCAAACACATCTGGGGTAACCTCATATGATTCAACTCCTGCCGCTCCCGGTGTGACAGTGTAAACATTTTGTGTCTCTTTTAAGGGTCCATAAGCATAGTTGTTGTCAATAAGACTTTGATTTCTAAATTTTACCTGAGCCATTTCGCTTGCATCGACTGAGAAAGCACCAGCGATGCCAGCAACTCCCGATACGGCAAGGGGCAAAAAGTTACCACTGTTTACAATGTTATTTTCAACTAAGTTTTCAAAATCTTTCTTAAAAAATTCAAACGAAACAACAGACGGAATCTTTGACAAATCACCCTCAAGGGCATCAAGAGGATATCTCATATCTCTCTCAATATTTTCTTCGCCTAAAATTTCACCTCGATCACTAAACTTGGCAGCATTTAATTCACTTGCAGCCTCAAACGCAAGTTCGCCAGCCCGATTTAAAAAAGTGCCTAATTTATCTCCAAGTTCTGTATTGACTCCAGAACCTTCAGCCAATGCATCACTTGAGCGTGTTTTACTTTCTGCCTCTGCGTTCGCTTCTGCTTCTCTCATAGTTTCTGCATTAGATAATGTTTTACTCGCTTCTGTATCTGGGACAAAAACTCCATCTTGCAGATCGTCTATGTAACTTGTGTCATTGGGAAGAAGAAACTCTGGATTCAATGGCTGATCTAATGGCTGTGGATTGTTAAACCTTTCAAAATACTGTTGCAAGAATCTGTTTGATGCCGGTCCCGCAACAGAAATATTCGGAACCGATGAAGATTGATTGATTGGAGATAAACCTACCTCATTTAAGAAACCCTGTACGTCTCCATTAGCAATCACTTGGTCAATCGTCTCTGCCGAGAATGATGAAACGTCATAAACATTACCATTGATGGTGAGCGTGAAATATGTCTCGTCAAAAAATGCCATTTTTTTCTCCTAAATATATGTATGGCTTACCGTGGTAAATATAAACCCAAGAATCCAAACAAATATGTTGGTGATCCAACAAAAATTAATTACCGATCCTTGTGGGAACGGAAGTGTATGCTCACGTTTGATGATAATCCAAACATAATCAAATGGGCATCAGAGGAGATTGCCATACCGTATTTATCACCTGTGGATAGAAAGCGTCACAGATACTACCCAGACTTCATGGTTGAACTAAAGAACAAAGAGGGCAAGGTTGAAACAATCATGATTGAAGTAAAACCAAAGAAACAAACGGAGCCACCAAAGCCTAGAAAAAGAAAATCAGTGACCTATCTCAACGAGGCAAAAACATACGCAATCAATCAGGCAAAGTGGGCTGCTGCTCAAGCCCTATGTGATCGCAAAGGCTGGACATTCAGAATCATGACGGAGAAAGAAATCTATGGCAAGTAATCCAGAACTGTCGCTCACCGTTGATTTTTTCAAAGATTTGGTTCCAATGTTTTCAAATCAAATTCCATCAATCAAAGATCTTAAGAATCAACTGATTCTTGAAACGACCGCACAGATGTCCTCGCAACTTGGTCGGTGTTATGTTTTTGGATACAGCAATCCAAAAGGTTATGAAAAGGGTGGCAGACTAAAGTATCATCATATTTTCCCTGCATCAATCATGATCGGAGAGGAGGGTGGAGATATGATCGGCATCAATCCGTATTACATACCACCCAGAGTGAGAGTTAAAGTTATAGACTTTTTCTTGAATAATTTGACAACAAATAGAAACATTGATGTTAATGACAGGACTGTTGTGATTTATCAAAAGATAAAAAACACCGCACTTGGTGAGGCAATGAAGCCTGCGATCAAAAGGTACATCAAATCAAGGATTAGTTCACGGGTTGTAAGACTTTCCCCCCGACTTTGGATAGACATGTATCTTGGTCAGACATCATCAAAGATGAATAAACTGTTTAGAGGGGCAAGTGTTTCAGAAGTTTACAAAGATTACCGAGTAAAGTTTCTTAGAAACTACTAAATAAAGATATGGCAGAAGGTTTATCAATCAATAATTTTCTCTCTTCGTTGAGCAAGCGAGGATATCAGCGAGGCAACAAGTATTTTGTTACCTTTCAATCCATACCCTTGATGCTTTCCTCTGCGATCAGAAACAATGGATTCTTGCGAAGAGATTTCAATAGAGAATTTAACTCTCGGGTGCAATCAGTTGAAGTGCCTTCTTTGGCAACTTTAACCTCTGATATCTCAGACCAAAGTGCGTATGCGTATAAGCATGTTTATGGTTTTAATATCAGTGACTCTCTGAGTCTCAGAATTCTTTCAGATGCATCAAATCGTTTCTATTCGGTGTTTCAAGATTGGCTTGAACTCACCACAGGAACAGTGAGTGCAGGACAGATCCCATATCGTAATACCCTAGAGTGTGACTTGGCAATCATTGGCTTGGATGATCAAGAGCGGGCAAGACACGGGTTCATGGTAAGAAATGCTATCCTAAGTTCGGTGTCAAATGGAAGTTTCTCTGACTCAGAAGAGGGCGTAGCACTCATGTCCTTTGACGTTGTTTTGAACCCAAGAAGCATGGATAGATTAAACTCAGTAGAGGCAGCAACTATTTTTAGATCAAACATTTAATATGAAAGGTTATCATGCAATTACCAAAAATTAAGACTCCTGAATATGTGATTGAATTACCAATCTCAAAACAAAAAGTAACTTACAGACCCTTCTTGGTCAGAGAAGAAAAAATGTTCATGATGCTCAAAGAGGCAAAGGATCAGAATCTTCTTGTAAACAACTTAAAAAAGATTGTTGAGCAATGTATTATTGATGGTCCCAATATTGATAATATCAGTTACAACGATTTTGAAATTCTTTTTCTGAGCATGAGAGTTAGATCGATGGGTGAGTCTGTTGATCTTTCGCTTAAATGTAAATCTTGTGGAAAGCAATCACCCGTGTCAATCAATCTTGATGATGTTTGCGAAACCACCAAAAAGACAGACATTGGCGAAGCAAAGATCATGCTCAACGAAGAGGTTGGTGTCATTTGCACACCGATCAAAATGTCAAGAATGGGTCAGGCTGCATCACTCACAGAAAAAGATACCGTAAACTCAGTAGCATTTTTCATCGACAAAGTTTTTACAAAAGATCAAGTTTACACTTTTTCTGAGATGCCATTCTCTGAGCAAAAGGCTTTCGTTGATTCTTTGAGTATGAAGCACATCACCGAAATCACTCAGTATGCTGAGAAATTGCCAACTGCCTCTTGTGAGGTTGACTATACCTGTGCAAGTTGTGGTGCGAAGAATAATCAAATTGTCAAAGGACTAGAGAATTTTTTTACATAAGCATGTGTCATGACAACCTTGAGGGACACATGCGTTCAAACTACATACTTTGCACAAGAATGAATATGAGTTTGGGTGATATTGAAGATTTACTCCCTTGGGAGAAAACAACTTACTTCTACATGATCATGGAGCAACTAAAACAAGAACAGGAAGGTTTCAAGCGAAGTGGCAGATCCTAGTGATAACAGTTTCATCGGACCAAGACCAATAGCAGGTCCGTCACCAGTTCCGACTGGTGGTGCTGATGTCCCATTCCGTGAAATTGTTGAGGCTTTGCAGGCTGAACAATCACAAGAAGAAAACATCCTACAGATTAGAGATAATGTCACCACTGACATTGTTCCAGATTTGAATGAACTTGTGTCTTTAAATAAAACTTCATCCCGCGAATTGCTGGAGGCAGAAGAGGAGCGTGCCGAAGAAGTAAAAGACGTTGAAAAAACTTTGTTTGAGAGACTAGGAGACAGAATTACGGGTGCGATTGACCTCGTAAAAAATACCATTCCTAACCCTCTCAGCATTGCCTTTGCAAACAAACTTGCTGATACCTTGTCTGTGCTTGGCTTGGCTGCTATTCCTGCCATATTGGTAAGAGGATTTAAAGTTGATAAAGAGGTCGCAGCCATCGGAGCGACATTACTTGCTATTAATAGAGGTTTGGTCAGCACTGTTTTTGCGATTCCAAAAATTTTAGGTGGTTTGGCTACGAGCGCAATAGCCTTCTTTTCTGGATCAAAACTTGGCACATTAGGAACAAGTATTGTTAGAGCAGTTCAAGCGGCAACATTATTTTTTGCAGACTCTCCAAAAATTATTCGTGGTATACAAATTGTCGTTGAATCTTTTGTCGCTGTGAAAAATTTTCTTGTTGGGACAGGGCGTTTCATTCAAAAAATTGTCACACCAGTTCTTAGGTTTCTTGGTTTTGCGGGCGGTATCTTTAAAACGATTGGACCCTTCTTTAAAGTAGTATCAGGTATCTTGGGAAAAATTTTCATACCCATCACAGTGGTGCTTGGCATCATCCAAGGATTGTCTGACTTCTTTAGATCTGGTGGAGAAGGAGGAATCGGAGGACTTCTCAAAGCGGTTGTTGGGGGTCTTTTAGAATCTTTTACTTTTGGACTTTTGGACATCGAAAGAATCTTTGGTTTCTTTGATCTGATTGCGACAAGCGTGCGTAAGGCAGTGAATTATTTACTTTTTGATTTTGAACGAGCAGCAGAACTTGAAAGAGAATTCCAAGTTAGAAGAGATGAACGACAGGCAAAAAGAGCAGAGCGACTTGCGTTGAGAGAGGGCAAGGCGACCAGAAAAACAATCGAGGAGGCATCCGAACAAGAACTTGAGTCAACTGATATTTTTGCAACCTTGAGTAAAGATCTTGATCAAATTCTGGGCTTGATCTCATCCTCAAACACCGGACTTCGAGATACGATGCTTGAGCAAAGTGCGGCAACTAATGGTTTGATTGCAGATTCAGTTGCGGCAAATGCTCAGGCTCTTGCCACACAGGGAGTAATAAGCGGTGGCGGCATGGGTGGTAGGGATTCGGGTGTCCCAACTCCCGCTCCGACAGTTGACCCTTACAATAGGGCAGGCGGACGCGACACTCCGGGTGGACCGAGAAACTAAACAAAAAACCCCCAACCGAAGTCGGGGGTCTTTGCACACATCACACCCGTGATGTTTAGTCCTCGTTAGCGAGCCGAGAGAAGTAGTCAAGAGCGGACTCTTCGCTGTCGGGTTCCACTGGTTGTGAAACCGATTCACTGACGGTTTCTGTCGTAACCGTTTCATCAACAGAGGTATTCTCTGCTGTATTGGTCGGCTGCGAACCACCGAGGACGGTATCCAGACGAGTCTTCAACTCATCGTAGGACTTGTAGTTTGCCGGATCGACAAACTCGCTGAGAGGATATTGGGTAGCCCAAACTTCCTTCAACTTTTCTTCGTCTCCCTCATAAAGAGCAGAGACAGAATCAAACTCCGACTTGTCATAGTTAGGATAACCAGCGACCTTGCGTTGACGCAATCGGAAGTTTGCACCTTGCCAGAAGTCGAATGGGATGATTGGATCTTCATCCGCAAACTCTGGCTTCATGGCATCCACCAACTTTTGATGAATCTTCATTCCATAACGGAACAGGAAAACCTTACCTTCATTTTCAGGTGCAGCAGGATCAGAAATCACAAGGATGTTGGAGACAAAGTTCTTCTTACGCTTTGTCTTTTGTGAAACCATATCCTTGTTGGCTTGGATGCCGCTGTT